ATAGTGAGTATGATATAGCGGATATTACAATTGCTATGGAAAAAATAGAAATATTAGAGTAATTCGCAATATGTAGATAGTACGAAACATATGAGGGGAGTAATGTTAATGGTTCAAGAATATGCGATAAAAGTAGGTAATAAATTTTTTAAGGACTTCATTTACTATGAAAATGTAAATAATACCGGAAGATACAGTGGTCATTGGAATGGTGAGATTTATAAAAAAGGTGACATAGTAGACTTAGCATTAACAAAAGAGGCTGAACTTACTTTAACTAAAAGGAGTTTAGCAGGGAAAATTCAATTAATTTATGATATAGATAAGTTTAAAAAGAAAAAAGTAAGTATTATTCCAGTTAATGAAGAGTAATGCACAATACTACAAGGGGGTGCAGCTGCACCCTATGTAGATAGTCAGAACTAAATAAATTTGGAGGGAAAATAAATGAGATATATGGAACGTAGAGCTGAATTAGAAAAAGAAATTAAAATTTTAGCCAAAGAATTAAAAGAAGAAAATAATATCTATATGCCATTAGATAATATACGAGGTGATTTTGAATCATACTTTTGCTGTAAAATTCCTATTGGCTTTCTTGCTCGTAGACTTAAAGAGTTGGGTTGTCATAAGAATCTTACAAGAATCGAAACTAGAAGAGTAGGAAAGATATATGTAATATTTTCAAACGATATGAGACCTGTTACAACTCCTGTAAACTAAAGAATATCTTTCACAATACTATTAACGGATGCAGAGCAATCGCATTATATTAGTTAAGAAAGGAAGTTTAAAAAATGGAAATAAAGGATTTTGATAGCTTAAGAATTGGGAGTGGTTATCCTGCAAGTTTTGATATTAGCAAAATAGATACTCATGAAAGTTGTGGGGTATATGCAAATATACCTGTCGTTAAAGAGGGACATAGAATAGAACTAAGAAAAAATTCATGGGGTGAAATAGCTTTATTTAACTTCAAACATAATGATTTAAAATTACCCAAAGGATGGGAAGATAGCGAAATATTATGGGAAAATAAATAGTTCGTAGTACTAATATGAGTTGCCGAGGTCGGCAAAATGTAGATTGGACGAACAACAGGGGGTGAGAGATAATGAAACCAATGTGTCCTGATTGTGGTAATGAATTGGTTTTTCATCAAGTGGCAAGAGCTTGTAAATCTACAAAAATAAATAAAGATGGTTCGTTATCAAAACGTTCAAAATTTATTATTAATGGAGAAGACGATGATATATGTTATTTACATTGCGATAAATGCGATTTTAACTATTCATTGACATATGTAGGATTTAAAGAAGATTCAATTGATGAATTTGATGAATGGTTTTGGAAAGAATAATACTTCACAATACTATTATAGGGTAAAGGAGGAATCTTAATGTGGAAGATAGTAATTAAGTGCAAAAATTGCAGAAGCATTGATAGTTGGAAAAGCGAAGGCTTGTGTAAAAAATGTGGATGTAAAGTTGCATATCCTGCATTTTTTAGAGATGGGGCAACTCCTACAAGGTATGGAGAATTAATATCTGCTAAAAGAAAATATAAGTTTTTTGGTAAATGGATTGAAAGCGGATTTAAATTTCAACCTCAAAAATGCTGTTGTAACAATTGCAGTTAATTTGCAACACTAAGTCAGGATAAAAAACTAAATAGAGAATGAAGCTGCAGCTATTGTTGTAAAACTTCATTCTCAATAAATAATCAATTTCACAAGGGGAGGAAAGAATAATGAGCAACTTAAACGAAGAAGTAAGCATTAAATTAGTGGGTATATCACTTATTTAAAGAACTTTTTCGGATGGTTGCAAAATGAGGAATATATAATTAAAAATCCTGCCTTTAAATTAAAGCAAACTAAAGTTCCTCGAATAATTTTACAGGGATATAAGGCAGAAAACTTAGAGAAATTAAGAGAAGCCTGTAAAACGGAAAGGGAAAAATGTCTTTTTGAACTATTAGATTCTACAGCTTGTAGAATATCTGAGATAGATAATATTACTTTAGATGATATTAATTGGTCCGAGCAGAGTATAAAAGTCACTGGAAAGGGAAATGCACAAAGAATAGTTTATTTTTCTACTAAAGCTAAATTGCATATTCAGCAGTATATAAGTACAAGAAAAGGAGAATCAAACTATTTGTTTATATCAGAAAAAGCACCATATCAAGCAATAGGTACAAGAGCTTTGCAACTAATTATAAAAAAGATAAAAGATAGGACAAATGTAACAGAAAGGGTTCATGCGCATAAGTTTAGAAGGACTCAGGCGACTCGGTTGTTGAACAGTGGAATGAGGATTGAAGGAGTACAAGGTATATTAGGACATACTACTCCAACTACAACTCAGATTTATGCACAACTTTCACAAGAAAATTTGAAAAATGAATATAGAAGATTAGTAGTTTAAATTTATTAGGAATAGAAAGAAGGATTTTAAAATGGAAAATATGATTAATTTAGAAACATTTGCTGAGGGAGCATTAGCAGAAAAAGTAAATATAGCGCTTAAGGAGGTATTAAGTAATATAGCAGATCCTAATACAGATTGGAAAACAAAAAGAAAATTAACAATAGATATTACATTTGAATCACAAGAAGATAGACAATTAGCTTTATTGGATATTAAAACAAAGAAAAAACTTGCAGAGCCAAAGAGCATTGGGACAAGAATCATTATAGACACAGATGGAAAAGGTGGAATATTAGCTTCAGAATACAAAAAGCAAATACCAGGTCAAAGCACAATGAGAGTTGATCAAGAAACTGGAGAAATAGTAACAACTGCAGAAGAAAAAGCAAATGATCCAATAGACTTAAATGGTATTAAATTAGTTAAATAATTAAATCAATATAGCCATGGCAAGGGGCTTAAACCTTGCACATTAATTAAGAAAAGGTGGAAATAAAAAAATGAGAGAACAAGAAGCATTACAATACTTAGTACAATTAGGAGAAGAAAGTGAACCAATTATTGAATTAAATCAAGGAACTTATTCAAGAGTTGATTTAAATAGAGTTAAACAACCAAAGGCGCAAGGATTAAGCATTAGTACATTAACAGGATTTGTTGATTATATTAAGAGCAATATAGATGCAATAGACACTAAATTATTAATACATGTTGCATCACATAAAAGAGTTGATTTATATGGACCATTAAATACAGATAGAGAAAGAGAATGTTATTTAATAGCAGGAGCAGAGCTACCAACTAATATCAGATATGAGCAATTTTTAGATACAGAGCAATTTAATATTATGTTACAAAGTTCATTTTCAGATAAAGGGGACAAGGAAGTTTTATTAAAATATACAGGACTTGTGAGAGATGAAGCTGTAAAAACTACTGGTGATGATGGAATAAGTCAAAAGGTAACAGTAAAAACAGGAGTTGCAAGTGTAGCTGAAGCTGTAGTACCTAATCCAGTAAGTTTAGCACCATATAGAACATTCCCAGAGATAGAACAACCTTTAAGTAAATTTATATTTAGAATGAAAGATGGCCCAAGAGCTGCAATCTTTGAAGCTGATGGAGGGGCTTGGAGAAATGAATCAATTTTAAATATTAAAGAATACTTAAAGAAAGAACTTGAAGGATTAGAAAACATTGAAATAATAGCATAGCAGTGAGGGGGATTTATTCCCCTTACATAAAAAAGTAGGTGAAGTTTTGAAAGTAAAAATAGAAGAATGGCTAATATTAATAGGGATTGGCTCAACAATAACATTAATATGGCAACTATTAGAAGTACTTATTGATGGAAGTATATCACCAAGTAATGTAGATAGTATCGTAGGAATAATATTAAGTTTTTCATTATATTTTAACTTGAAAAGGGTGAGGGAATGATATTAGCAATAGATCCAGGAAATATAGAAAGCGGAGTAGTAGTTTTAGATGAAAATTTGGAGCCTACTGCAAAAGCAAAGATAGATAATAAAATACTCTTAGGAAACATAGTAAATGGCGATTTGAATGGGATAAAGTATGTGGCAATAGAAATGGTGGCTTGTTATGGTATGGCTGTTGGAAAGAGCGTATTTGATACTTGTGTATGGATAGGAAGATATTCACAGGCAATAAAAGAACACTTTGGAATAGAACCAACTTATATCTATAGAAAAGATGAGAAGATTAACTTGTGTAACAGTATGAAAGCTAAAGATAGCAATATAATACAAGCTTTAGTAGATAGATTTGCACCTAATACCAGTAATAAAGGAAAAGGAACTAAGAAAGAACCAGGTTGGTTTTATGGGTTTAAAAAAGATATATGGCAAGCTTATGCAGTTGGCGTAACTTATCATGATATGTATTTGAAGGAGGTGGATTAAACGAATAAGGAGGAGTGGAAACCAATAAAAGGATATGAGGGATTATATGCTATAAGCAATTATGGAAGAGTTAAAAGTTTCATTGGATGGGATGGAAAAAAATATATCAAAAGAGAAAGAATATTAGCTCCGTACAAGGAACAAACAAATATAAATTATTGCAGAAGTGTTGTTAAATTATTTAAAAATAAAACTAAAAAAGATTTTAAAGTTCATAGATTAGTGGCAGAAGCTTTTATTACTAATCCCAATAATTACAAAGTTGTAAATCATATTGATGGAAATCCATTAAATAATAGGGTTGATAATTTAGAATGGTGCAGTCAGAAAATGAATGTAGCTCATGCAATTAATCATGAGTTAAATGTGCATAGAATTAACACTATAGATAGAACAACAATGGTTGAATTATTAAACAATAAATTCAACTATGATGAAATAGCACAGACGTTGGGAATAGCTAAAGGAACTGTATTTAATTATATAAGAAAATTTAATATTAAAAAAATATATGAATAGGAGTTGATTACTATTAATAAAGTAGTTCTTATTGGAAGATTAACAAGGGATCCAGAACTAAAATTTACACCAGGAGCAGGAACAGCAGTTACTACATTAACATTAGCAGTTGATAAGTATAATTCTAAATCTGGTCAAAAAGAAGCGGACTTTGTACCTGTAGTTGTATGGGGAAAACAAGCTGAAAGTACTGCAAATTACATGACTAAGGGAAGTCAAATGGCTATAAGTGGTAGGATTCAAACAAGAAACTATGAAGCGAAAGACGGTACTAAGAGATACGTTACAGAAGTAGTTGCTACAGAAGTTCAGTTCTTAAGTAAATCAAATGATTCAAATGGTGGAAATACATCATCTAGTCCTTTTGACAATGGAAACTTTGATGAAGATATAAATCCTGTGGATGATGGAGATTGTCCTTTCTAAATAGTTAAGGTTTAAGGTAATTAATAAAAATTAGGAAGGGTTGAAAATATAATGACATTTGATAGAAGTTTAGAACTTATAAATAAATATACTAAGTGCTCTGAGTGTGGAAATGAAATGGTAGGTAATGGGGAAGGTAAATTGATTATAGAAGATGATTTATTTATAAGAGAATGTAAATGTGGATGGAGCATTAAAATTGATGATACTAAGAAAACGAGGTAAAAAAATGCTAAATGTTTATGTCTTAGAAAGGCAAGACGATTGGGACTATGATGAATGTATAGAACAAACAATAGTAGCTAAAACAGAGGAGAGAGCAATAGAATTAGCAAATAAGGAACATGGAGTATGGATTGTAGATAAAAAGGTTGATTTAAATATCGAACAAGTATTAACCAAGCAAACTAATGATGGTTAATATGCAATATTAAATAGAGAATAAGAGCAAATAGCAATATGGTTATAAGTTCTTATTCTCAAATAAAAATCAATTTCAAGAGAGGGAGTAATAAAAATGAAGGATTATGTAGAAAATAGGGTAAAGGAAGTGGCTGAATTTACTGTAGAAACTAAGTCTACTGTAAGAAATACTGCAAAAACATTTATGTATTCTAAATCTACTGTATATAAGGATTTAACAGAACGTTTGAATAGTATAGATCCAGTTTTATATGACCAAGTACACAGCATATTAGCAGAGAATAAAGCTCAAAGACATATTAGAGGTGGAAAAGCTACTCAAAGTAAATTTAAGGGGATGATGTAGTGGAAGATTTAAGTATAACTCTTAAAAATATAGATTTAACGGGAATAACTATATCAGATGAAATGGTAAAAGTAGCAGAAGAAGATTCAGAACTTGATAGAGCATTACTAGAATATTGTTGTAATAATACTAAGGATACTAAAGACCATGTAATAGAAGAATATTGGGATACAGTACAAGCAAGACTTGGATTACTACAAAAGTGTGGAATAAATGCACAAGAAGTAATGAAAGGTTATCCAGAACATTTAGTTAAGTTGGAAGATAGACCTAGAGTTAAGGAGGATTAGTTAATGGAATATATAAGTGCAGAAGAATTTTTAAAGCAACCAGTTGAAGTACAAAAGGTTTTTATTGATTGGTGGAAACCAAGTGATGGGGATATATACTGGTGGATTAAAGACAAATATATAGATTATAGTTGCAATTTTAACTTTATGAACAATACAGATGTTAATAATTTAAAAGAAGATAAAGAAATTATTCCACTATTAACAGAGGGGCAATTGAGAGAATTTATAGAGTATAAAACAAGTGGAATAATTGATATAGGTTATTATGGTGATTCAGAAGGTGGGTATGAAATTAAAATTTATAAACTAGATTATAAAAAAGATTTTATATTGGATGATGAGACTGGCAGATTTGAAAATTATACTTTTGAAGAATTGGGAAAAGATTTACTCCAAGCTTATTGGAAAGTAGCTTGTGAAATTGTAAAGGAGGAATAACTTATGTCTCCAAAAGAATTAGCAGAAAAAACAATTAGAGATATTGCAGCTAGGAGAGAAAGAGCTGATAGAGAATTTTATGCTTATCAAAAAGAAAGTGGAGTAAGAAGAAAAAAATCTTCTAATGTAAGATATGGTGGATATAGGTGGTAAATATATTTTAAGAAGGTGGATGGATGAATACTTTAAGAAATAAAATTAATAAATACAAAGAAATTAAGGCTGATATAGTTGATATAGATATAACATTATCAGAATTAGATGATAACAACTTAAAAATAAATGAATTAAAAAAAGTAAGATTAAAAAAGGAAAATCAAATCAAAAGAATAGATAATGGGATAAGTATATTAGAGGAGCCTCATAATGAGATAGTAAAGGAAATATTAATTAATGGAAAAAGATATTCATATATGCAAGAAAAATTACATTTAAGCTATTCTAGAATTAAACAATTAGAACAAGAAGCTCTTGGAAAATTAGAAAAGTATATTCCATAACAACGTTTATAGAAAAACTATAGGAAAACTATAGAAAAACTCCAACAAACCTATAGAAAGTCAGTAATCACAGTACATCAAAGTGTATTATAATGTATTTAAAGACAAGCACTAAAAATTAAAAACAAGAAAATGTCCAGCTAAATGGTATGGATAAACTATATCCAAATGAGGTGATTATTTGCTAGATAAAATAAAAATTAAAGAATTGTATCTAAAAGGATATGATGCAGTTAAAATAGCAAAAATTTTAGATTCCAAAACAGAATCAGTAAGAAAGTGCATTCAAAGAAATTTTGGGAACTTAAAGAAGCAACATGAAATTGCAATCATACAAAGAAAAGAAGCTATAAAAGCAACTAACTATGAAGCAAATAAATTTATATCGGATAGGTCTTTTATATTAAAGAATAGATCTGCATATAAAACTAAACCTAATGGAGATATAGTATTAAATAAAGAAGTAGTTCCAATAGTAACCTGGGATATGCCTAGAATACTATTGAATGAAAATAAATGTGTAATCTAATCCAGCAAAGCTAAATAGCATGTATTGGATTAACCTCTCATAAATTATAAATACCCTGTATTACTTAGGTTGTATGGGGTATTTTTGTTATGCTTATAGAACAGTAGAGTTTTATCCTCCTAATTAGAATTAATTATGTGAAAGGTAGGTGTAAACCTCCAGACACAATATAATAGTACACCAACTCTACTGGTTTTTTATATATTTTGTAATTTATAGGAGGAATTTACCTTATCTTGTAGAATTAAATATATTTAGGAGGGATAAGGATGGATTTTATAAAAGAAACACCAAGTAATATAAATGAACTAGTAAAAATGGCTGGAGATAAAACAAATTGGAAAAGAAGGCTACAGGCTGTACAACAAATGAAAAAATATGATTGTCAGCAAATAAGAGATGTAATAACAAGATTAGCCTTACATGATAGAGTGTATAAAGTAAAAGAAGAAGCATTTAGAGTGGCACAAGGGCTTGGAATTAAAAAACAAGGAAAACCAATATTTTTAGGCAAAAAGGATATTGGATATAAATCAAGTGATTTTACAAAAATATTTAAAAGGATTAAAAGAGAATGCAAGATGGATGAATTAGATATAAAAGCAATTAAAGATAAACTTATTATAATAAATCCAGAAATGTATGATGTAATGAATTTTGAAAAAGGCAAAAAGCTTGATGAGTGGATTGAAAATAAATACAAAAGTTTACCTAAGGATAAAAATAAATAATTTTTAGAACTCTTTTAATAAGGGTTCTTTTTTAATGCAATAAATTGAGGTGATAAAGCTATGTGAAGTGTGATAGAAATAAACTTAAAGAAATACTTAAGATCAATTTAAATACTTTAAAGCAGATAGAAAGAAGAAATAACCTACAGATAAGATTAAGAAAAGTTGGATATGATCTCATAGATAAATACAAAGAAAAGAATAAGTATATTTATGAGATAAAGAAAACTAATGATGAATTATACAAGAAGCTTAAAAACATAATCAATAGTACTTATAACTCTAATAGAGCAGATAAGTTTGTAACCTACTTTAATATAAGAACATTAGAAGAACCTAACACAGTAAAAGATATTGCTAGTAAATCAGATGTTACAGAAAAAACAATAATAAAGTGGGATAATACTCTCCAGAACAAAAGGATTTTATCAAAGGATGGATATTATTACTTTAGACTCAGTAAAGATACTAGAGAAGTACAACAATGTACTATAGAAGAATACAAGTCTTTTTGGAAAAACAAAGCTTATATAAATGCTTTTTATCAACTCCAAAGAAAATACATGAATGGAGAAATAACACTTACAGAGTTACAACTTGCTTCAGGAGAAAAAGCGGTAATAATAAGTACTATAGAAAATAAGTATTACTTCAAGGTTAAAAAATATAAAGTTAATAAGGAAAATGAGTTATACATGGAAACCGAGAGATTAATTAGTGAAATAGAAAAGGGTACGAAATAGGCTATAAACTACAGTATAAGTATTAATATATATAAGTTGTAGTTATAGGTTAAAAACGTACCCTTTTTATAATACTATTTATATTAACTTATAGGTGTCTTTTTAATATGCTTATTAGCTTATATAAAAGGTTATTAATTAAATTGATTAACTATACTAGAAAGTATTTAAAGTTTGTCTATGGACCTAATAGATAATTTAAAATACATATTATATGTTACATTTAATAAAAGTTAATGTGATGATGTGACTAATACAATCAAGGAGGTGTTTGAGCACTATGCTAACAGAACAACAAAGAGAATGTATAGATCAATTATGCATTGGAACTAAGACTATTCAAGAGATTGCAAATGATATAGGATGTCGTAGAGAAACAATAAGTAGGTGGAAGAATCAAGATGAAGAATTTAAGGCGGAGCTTAACAAACGCTCACATGATTTTGATAATGGGATAATTGATGAAGCCAAGCGGTCTTATACTAGAATATTAGGCGAAGCTATTGAAAATATTAGAGAAATAGCTAATGACAAAGAAGTCGACGCTGGAACTAGGTTAAAAGCTAATGTCGAGATAGTAGATAGAACATTAGGCAAGGCAACTACCAAGATAGAACAATCATCTACAGGCGATAATGATAAGACTCCAGTAAGCATAACTGATATGCTAGAACAAGTACAAAAGGATAATGTTATTGAATTACCTAAAGATAAAGCTAAGTAATAACTGTAAGATAAACTGAATATAAATACCTATATTACTTAGTTAAACTAATATATTTGTAAAATATCATTCATAATGTTTGACACTTTTCATATATAAGAGTAATATAATATATAAGGATTATCTATAGCACCCCCGGTACATTCTAAATTTAGAAACATTTTTAGTGTGTCGCTAAGTGCTATAAAATTTCTTAGTATTTTTTAATATGAAGGGTGATAAATATGAAAAAGGTATTAGGGTATATTAGAGTTTCAACATCTACGCAAGTAGAAAAGGGATATGGATTAGAAACACAAGAAAAAGCAATTATTGATTATTGCAAAGCAAATAACTTAGAATTGGTGGAAATATTCAAAGATGCTGGACTAAGTGGAGCTAAAACAAATTCTAATGAAGATTCAATTGATAGACCTGGAATTACTGATTTATTATCATCTTTAAATAGTGAAATAGATAAAGTAGTGGTTTTAAATACTTCAAGGCTTTGGCGTTCTGATACTGTCAAAGTATTAATAAGAAGAGAACTTAAAAAAGGTGCTTTTGATGTTATTAGTATAGAACAACCAACATATAGTATTTATGCTAATGATCCAAATGATTTTCTTATTAATGGAATGATGGAATTATTGGACCAATACGATAGAATGAGTATTTCTCTTAAATTAGCTAAAGGTAGAAGAACAAAAGCTAAGTCAGGGAGTAAAGCTTGTGGGACAGCTCCAATAGGCTATAAATGGGATAATGATAGTATTGTTATAGATGAAAAAAAGGTTGATGTGGTAAAGACTATATTTAATAAATATTTAGAACTAAAGTCTTTAGGTAAAGTTAAAAAGTACTTAGATGAAAATAATTTTACTACTAATAAAGATAAAAGCTTCAGTAGACAATCTATTAAAAATATATTAGAAAATGATTTTTATAAAGGTATAGTTACTCATGGTGATATTAAAAAAGAAGGTACACATGAGATTATAATTAATAAAATAGTATTTGGAAGAGTACAAAGCTTATTAAATAAGAATAGTAATATATAAAATTTGAAATATTAAGTTAATAAGCGCTTAGAGTTTATCTAGGTGCTTTTATTATGCAATAAAATAGTTCAATGAAGGGGCGATAAATCATGAAAATGGAGAAAATGGAGAATATACAAATACGAAGTATAGAATATGAATATAAACTTTTTTTAGGATGTGGATATGTTATAAAAGCTGTCAATGTAAGGGTTAATTATAATAATGTTGACTTACGTTGCAGTATAGAAACCGATAAGGAACTAACTAATGAAGAAATTAGAAGGAAATTAATGATTAAATTAGATTAATATATGCAAAGATTAAGTGAAAGTAGGAGGTGCAAAGATGATTTACTTTGATAATTTGAAATTTGATACAGAAATTAAATATGAAGTTTATTTACTTAATAAATATTTAACTAAACATTATGATAGTGAAACATCTAAAGCACTCTTAGAAGCTAATAACAATAATCTTGATGAACTTGCAAGGGCATTAGGTGAAATAGATATTGAATTTTTCTGTTTGTATTTTATGAGTGATACATTTGTTGTTAAAGATTCTAATGTAGCTAGACAACTATCTAAAGGACATTATGAGCTTTGGGATATAGCAAATGATATATTTATAAAAGATAAGCATGACAAGGCTGCTATTATTGAACCTAGAGGATTTGCTAAGACAACTATCTTTGATATGACAGTATCTGTTTGGCTACATTGCTATAAGAAATCTTTATTTACTTTATTAGGTGCTAAAACTGATACTGATGCAACTCAGTTCCTTGATTCTATTAAGAAAGTATTTAATGAGAATAAAAAAATAATTAAATGCTTTGGAAAATTAATAAATGCTAAGAAATTTACTGTTAACGCAAATGAAGTTGAGTTTACTAATGGAACTTATATTAAAACTGTAGGTTCTGGAACTTCTGTCAGAGGTGCTAACTGGGGAGGAATAAGACCTACTGTATTTATTGGTGATGACTTCCAGGATGAAAAGAATATTTTAACTGATGCTGCAAGAGATAAACAATACAGTAAATGGACCAAGGAAATTGAAGAAGTAGGAGACAAGGCCGTTTTTAGAAATGGTAAAAAGATAAAATCTGCTACTAAAGTAATAGCAATTGGTACTGTACTTCATATTGATTGTCTTATGAGCCGATTGAGTAGAAATAATGATTATTATACTATTTTAAGGCGTGCAATAATATTAGAACCAGGACAAACTGTAGAGGATATTTTTGAATATGGAGAAACCGTTGAAAATGAATTTAAACCTGGTTTATGGTTACAATGTCATGATATTTATTTTGATGAAAAGCTTAATAAAGATGAAAGAAAAAGTAAAGCTAAACAATTTTATGAGGACCACAAAGAAGAGATGCAATTTCCAGTATGGTGGCCTGAAAAATGGGATTGTTTTAATGATTTGGCTGTTAAGTATTGGGAAAATAGAGTTGCTTTTATGAGTGAGCTTATGAATGATGCAAGTTCTATAGGAGAAAAGTGGTTTAAGAGTGTCAGAACTCAAACTAAGGAAGAAATAGAGCAGCATGATTTTACTAAAACTATGCTTAGTGTGGATCCAGCAAGTACTACTAATAAAAAATCAGATAGCACAAATATTATGGTTGGAAGCAAAGCAACTAATGATTTTACCTATATAAGAGATATAGTTCATAGGAAAATGACATTTAATCAATACTGTGAAAAAGTTGTTGAAGTGCTTGAAAGAAATTTAGATACTACTCATATTAATGTTGAAAAAAACACTTATCAAGGTGCTGATGTAATTAAGATTAAAGAACTAATTGCAGCAAGTGAAATACTTAAAGGTAAAAAATATGAGTGGATTAATGAAATGCAGAAGAAAAATAAAGATGAAAAAATAAGTACTATTGTAGATCAAGTAAATAATGGACAAATTATTATTGTATCTGATTGTGAAGATAGTAAAAATGCTATTGATGAGATAGAAGAGTTTCAAGGTCAATTATATTCAGTTCATGATGATGCTCCTGATAATTTAGCAGAACTTGAAAATAAACTTAAGATTATTGAAAAACCAGCAGTTGTACAAATATTTGATAGATCATCATTATTTTAGAAAGGGGTGAGAGCATGGAATTTATAAATAAAAACATTGAATTATTAAATAATATTAAAAGTGACTTTGAAACTAGAAAAATCATTTATGATAAAATGTATGATTATTGTGTTACTGGCAAATCAGAAGCTTATAGAGAATATAAACACAATCCTAAAAGAAGTAATCTAAAGGTTAGAACAAACTTTATTAAGAAGTTTATTAAAGAAGAAGTTGCTTATCTAGTAAGCAATAAAATTACTTATACAAGTAAATCTGATAATAAAGAAGAACTTGACTTTTTAGAAAAGAAAACAGCTCATTGGGATAAAAACCATGAGAAAATGTTACTTAGAGATATGCTTTCTTTTGGTAGTGTATATGAGCTTTATTATACTACTAAAAGAAATGATGAAATAATGTTTAATTCTAAGATCATAAGTCCTCGTGATGGATATGTATTTGCTGATGATTTTGGAAATATAACAATGTTTCTAAGATTCTTTAAAAAGAAATTTGATACTAAACAATATATTGACATTTATACACCAGAGAACATTTATCATGTAAATGAAAGTTTTGAAAAAGTTGAAGAACCAACAATAAATAGATTTGGAGAAGTTCCAGTAAGAATTGGAACTATAAGTCAATATAAAGAACATGATACATTATTTAATGAACTTAAAGATTTACAAGATGCATTTGAAACTAATTTAAGTGATATTGTAAATGAAATATCTGACTATAGGTTAGCTTATTTAATTTTTTCAGGGTGCCAGATTGATACAACTACAAAAGATGAATATGGAAAGACACAACTTGATTATTTAAAAGAAAAAGGTGCTATATCTGTAAGTGAAAAAGATGGAAAAATCTATTTTTTAACTAAAGAGATAAATGATACTTTTGTACAAAACACTCTTAATACTCTTAAGAAAAATATGTATGAAATATCTAACCACATAGATACTAATGAAAAGCTACAAAGTAATTTAAGCGGTAGCGCCATTAGAAATAGACTTATAGGATTAGAACAAAGGGTAAAGGATAGTGAGGGTAGTATGAAAAATATTATCCAAGGTAGACTTTACTTTTTGTTTAAGTTATTTAATAAAGTTGAAAACCTTGGATATGACTATAGGGATATATCAGCTAAGTTTACTTTAAATATTCCGCAAGATGATGTAAGCATTGCTCAAATTATTTCTCAAATTCCAGATGGAATACTTTCTAAACAAACAGCTAGAACATTATTTAGCTTTATGTATAACTCTGATAGAGAGCAAAGGTTGATTGATTCAGAAAAGCAAAAAGAATTAGAAAATGAAGTAGATCTTGATAAGGTAGTTGGTGCAAATGAGTAAGAAACTAACTAAAGAGCAGCAATTATATATTGATAAGCAATTAGAGTTTGCAGAAGAGCTATATAATAAATCAGATGAACAGTTAAAGGAAGCTTTCAAACAGCAATTAAGTAATAGAGATGATATTTTTAAAGAAATAGGAAAAGTAGTATTATCTTATAATGTTTCTGATAGTTCATTATCTATTGGAAGTATTGAAAAGAAGAAATTAAAAGAGAAGTTAAGCAAGGTTATTAAAGATAAGATTCAAGATGAACTTATTAATGAAACTAATTTAACTGATGTAATTTTAAAATCTACTGGTAAAGAAAAATATAATATTAACAATTATCTACATGATATAGGAATGAATGTAAGTTGGGATATTAAGCCTGTAGATGATGAAACTCTAAATAGTGTAATTAATACTAAAGTGGATAATAAGCTATGGAGTGATAGGCTATGGGATAATAAAAACTCCATTCAAAAAGATTTGCAATTAGAAATTAATGATTTTCTTAATGGAAAAACTAGTGTAAATGAAATAGAAGCTAAAATTAAGAAAAAATATAATTCTAATGCATATAATACTAAGAGATTAGTACAGGATAACATTTGTAGAGTTCAAGAAGGAATTAATAATGTTTGGCAGCAAGAACATAATATAAAGTATGTTTTATATATGGCAACATTAGATGGTCACATATGTGCTAATTGCGCTCAATATGATGGAAAGCCATTTGAATTAGATAAAAAGCCTGTAGAAATACCACAACATCCGTTTTGTAGGTGCTGTTATACAAGTATTCCAAATGAAAATTGGCGACCTAAGATGCGACTTGATAATGAAACTAAAGAGAAGATTAATTGGCAGAGCTATGAGGAATGGATGAGTAATAAGCCTTTTGCAATGAATTTACAATTATTCGGAAAGAATACTAAGGATAATTGGGAGTTATTACAACAAAAAATTGAATCTGGAATAATTGATAATGATAAATTTGAAATGTGTTACAATGAATTCAATAAGGTATTTAAAAAAGGTGTTAAAACTCCACTAGAACACATAAAATGTAATAATACTACGTTTGCACATATAGCACAAAGACATCCTTACATGATAAATCTTGAAGAAATAAATAGAATAAAACACACTCTTTTAAATCCTAATTCAATTTATGAGGTGCAAGATAAACATGGATTCAAAGCTAATGGATATATTAGTAAATTTGAAGAAGATACATTGTTAATTGTTGTAAGAAATGATATAATAACAGCATATTATCCAAATGAAAAATATTTGAATAAAAATATTATTGAAGGAGGTAATCTTTTATGGGAAAGAAAATAGATAATATTGTTTTTGATAGTGTATATGATGATAAGATATTAGATTCTTGTATAACTTTAAATTTTAATAATGAAAGACATTATACTGATGAATTTGAAGTACCATATAAATATACTGTATTATTAAATACTAGAAAAAAGGAGATTATTCCTGATAGTATAGAAGTATCAGATATTAATGAACTTTATAAAAATATAAATAAAGAAGATTGTTTGCCGGATATAGGGTTGCTAGATTATAAAGATGATAATTTAGGATTAGATTTGAAAGATGTAACTCTTAGGGAATTATACAAAAATGTTTTAGAGAAAGTATTAAATTAAAGCACTTACTTAGAAAAATGAGTAGGTGCTTTTGTATTATGATATAATTTATTTAGAGGTGGTTATATGAAGAATTTTAATCAATATGCTTCAAAAATTGTTAAAGGTAAAGAGCTAGTGGAAGAAATTATTTTTAAACTTGATAAGGAGATCAAAAATAATCCTAAATCAGATAAATATGGTTTTTCAATTGATTATTTTAGAATTGAAAATGTAACTGTAGATAAAGAAAACTTTAGTTGTATAGAAAACTATTATTCAAAAGAATTTAAAGTGTATTTTGAAGATGATGAAATTAATAAGATACAAAAAATTAAATTGGTAAGATTATAGCACTTAGTTAAATCTAAGTGCTTTTATTATGCAAAAATTTAAGGAGGTGGCTATAATAATTAATTTAATAATAAATATTCTAACAATTATACTTATTGGTATTTGGATTGTAGTAGATTACAAAAGATATAAAGTAGAGAAAGAAAATTGTGAGGTTTATAAATCTTTAGAAGATAAAGTTATAGGAATGCATACAGAAGTGAAAAATCAAATAAAAATACAAAATGATTCATCTATATCTATGGATGAATTAGTAGAAAGACTTAATAAACAGTTAAAATCAAGAATAGAAAGTTTAACACACGAGATATTTTAAGGAGGAATTGAAAGATGAAAGAATTAAACACTATTCAAAAGAGAGAAAAATTAAATGATGTTTATTCTATAGACACAAAGGGAAATGGAGGAGCTAATCACGAATATTTAGTATGCCAACATGGAAAAACTTCATGGTGTAATGGAAATAATTCAGAATTAGTATATGCAGAAATACAATTTCAAAACGGTCCAAGAAATGAATCTAATTCAATTCATGGTGTAGCTAATGAGGATTTATTAGAAATAGTAAGAGATAGATTAAAGTCATTCCAAGCTGGACCATTTTCCAGTAGAGAAAATGCATGTGCATTAACTCATATTGAAGAAGCTTTAATGTGGATGAACAGAAGGGCAGAAGATAGAATTGAAAGAAATGTATTAGGGAAAAATGAAAAATAATGCAAAGTATTATTAATTTAATTATAGGTTCTGTATTAGCAGTAATAATTACTGTTATATTTTATTATTTAAAGTCTTAGCAATAAGGCTTATTCTTATGCCCTTAACAAGGCGCTAAACTGTTAGAAAAATAAAAAAATTAACTATACAGGGTTAGTAATAAAACTGTGTAGGGAGGAGTTAAACAATGAAGAAAACAGAATTAAATGAACTATTTAAAAACATAGCTGATGATGCTGAAATAGATGAAATTATAAAGGGCAGTACATTGGCTGATTTATTCAAAAAGGATTTAACTTTAGATGAAGTTAAAAACTTTGTTGAATCTAGTGATGATGGTAAAAAGTATCTTCAAACTTATGGAGATAAACGTGTAACAGATGGCATTAAAACTTGGAAGGATAAGAATTTACAAACTCTTATAAATGATGAGGTTCTTAAAGCTACTGGTAAGAAGAAAACTCCGGAGCAACTTAAGATTGAAGAACTTGAAAAGAATTTTAACGAACAAAAAGCAAAAGCTGAAAGAGCTGAAACAGTTGCCAAGTATAAAGATGTATTAGCAGAAAAGAAAATACCAATGGAAATGATTGATTATTTCTTAACTGATAATGAAGAAACTACAAACACTAGAATTGATAATTTCAGTACATATGTAAATGATATGGTCAATAATGGTGTTAAAGATAAAATGGCAGATGGATCTTATACTCCACCAGGTGAAAATGGTGCAGGAGATTTAACCGCTGATGATGTAGCAAAAATGATGATGTAAAAAATTAAATTATATAAATTAGGAGAGTGATATTTATGGCAATTAATACAATTGCATACGCAACATTATTTCAACAAGGATTAGACAAAGCAGCAGTAGCAAAACTAACATCTGGATGGATGGATGCTAATGCTGGACAAGTAATTTACAATGGTGGTAAGGAAGTTAAGATTCCTAAAATTTCTATGGATGGTTTAGGTGATTACAGTAGATCAAGTGGATTTACAGATGGTGCAGTAACATTGGAATATGAAACAAAAACAATGACAATGGATAGAGGTAGATCATTCATGTTAGATTCTCAAGATGTTAATGAATCTAACTTTGTTGCCAATGCTACTAATGTTATGGGACAATTCCAAGCTACTAAGGTAGTTCCAGAAATTGATGCTTATAGATATTCTAAAATTGCAAGCTTAGCTATAGCAACTACTACAGCAAAAGATTCGAAAGTTGTACTTGCTACTGGTGGAAATGTTATTACTTCAAATAATGCTTTTGCACTTTTAAAGGCGGATATAGCAGCAATAGAAGATATTGTTGGTGAAATTCCATTAGTTATAACAATGTCTGCAACAATTGCATCTTTGTTAGACCAAGATATTGCAATTAGTAAACATTTGGATGTTACAGACTTTACAAAAGGTGAAATTACAACTAAAGTTAGAAGTCTTGATGGAAATCCAATAATTAAAGTACCAAGTGGAAGATTAAAAACAGCATATACTTTCTTTGATGGTGTTACAGATGGTCAAAAAAATGGTGGCTTTGTAGCTGCTGCTAATGCTAAAAATATTAACTGGATTATTACACCTTTAACAGCACCAATAGCAGTAAATAAAACTGATAAAGTTAGAATATTTGATCCAAATGTAAATCAAGGTGCTGATGCATGGAAGATGGATTATAGAAAATATCATGATTTATGGATTATGGACGAAGCTTTAAAACTTTGCAGGGTAAATGTTCAGGAAACACTAGTTTAGGATTAGGTTAAATACCTAGTCCTTTTCTTAAGAAAGGATGATTTAATTGTATAAGTTACAAAAACTAAATGTTATTAAAATTGTTGATAATGAAAATTCTAAAGAAAAATTAATATTGCAAGGTTTTGAAGTTATAGAAAATACAGATGGTGAAGCTGTTAAATATAATAAATTGACGGTTGATAAGCTTAAGGAACTAGCAAAAGAAAAAGGTTTAGAAAATTATTCGAATATGAAAAAAGAAGAGTTAATTGCAGCGCTAAAGGAATTAGATAATGCTGAATGATATTAAAGAATTGCTTAGAATTAAAAATGAAAGTGAAGATTCAAAGTTAAACTTATATATCAAAATGGCAATAACTCTTATAAAGAAATATTTAAATAATGAAAACTTTGATGATAGCTATATTGAGGAAAACTTTGATATGGCTATTATTTTGATTGTTTCTAATGCTTATGAATATAAGAAGAGTGGAAATAAAGGCAATATAAAATCTATTAGTCAAGGTGCTAGAAATATTACTTATGGGGATAATACAGCTTTTTGTATAACTGATGATGTTAAAGCATTGTTGCCAGCTCCCTATATAAAGACTTTTTATTAGGTAGGTGATAGCATGGATTGGTTTTATGATAAAGAGATAAATATTTATACCTATAAAAGTTATGAGGATAAGCATGGAATAACTAGAGATGGTTATGTTAAAGCAAGTAATGAATCTTATTTAGTGGATATTCAGCCTTACTCTACTGAAAAAGCAAAGAAGGACTATGGTTACGATATTAAATGTACTAGAAGAATGTTTAGTGATGCTTATAGTGAAATTACAGAGGATTGCATTATAGAATACAACAATAAATATTATAAAATTGAAGCGATACCTTGGGATGATGATTATCTTGAGGTTTTATTAAGTGAAACTAAAGACGTTAATATTATTGAAACTGAGGTTGAGAATAATGCAGAGCTTTGATGATTTGATAAAAGAAGCACAAAAAGCAGCTAAAAAAACCGAGCTGATAGTTCTTGAAGAAATGGAAAATAAGGCGACTGAATGTGTAGCAAGTATACAAGCTGAAACACCTGTAAAAACAGGAACTTTAAGGCGTTCAATAACACATGACCATCCTAAGAAAATAGGAGATGAATATATTGTTACATGTGGTAGTTCCATTGAATATGCTAAATGGGTAGAAGAAGGACATCCTCAAACTCCAGGTAAATATGTTCCTGCTATAGGTAAGAAGCTAGTCAAATCTTTTGTTCCAGGTAAACATATGATACAAAACAATGTTGACTTATATCAAGAATATATGGATGAAAGTATTAAAGAAAGAATTGAAAAAGAGGTATGGAATGAATTATAAAATTAAATATTTAGATTTGTTGTATAGTGTTTATGCTTCTTTGAAAGATAATTTTAAAAAATCAACAATTACTATGAGTGAAAATAAATCAGAGGTTAAAGGACCTCTTTTTTTTGTGCAAATAAAACCGCTGGATAGCAATTCCTATAGGCATTATACAAAAGAATTTGTAAACGTAACTATAACATATACAGATTTGGTTTTAGATCAAGAAAAAGTACTTAATGTACAAGATGAATTAAATGAGTTATTTGATGATGGAATTAGAGTTGAAGGTACTTTTATATATTTTGATAAAAAGAGATTTAGTGAAGGAGAAAATTGTATAGTATTAACTTTAACTCTTAAATATCATAATTCTAAAAATATTAAAAACATTTCAGATTCAGATAAATATACAAAGATGATAGAAGAATTGCACATGAAAATTAACAATAGTGAGGAGGAAATAAAATGAGTAGTAATGCAATAGAATTTGACTTAAAAGCAGCAGCTCAAAACACAGCAACTAACAGTACTAAAGGTATAGTAATGTTGGTTCTTAATGATACTGTAAAAGACATTAAGGATTATAAGAGAAAAAAGAATGTTACTGAAAAATATAGTGAAGCTAATAAAAAAATTATTGATAGATGTTTTACTAAGTACGGAATAAAAAGACTTAAAGTTATTTGCTATAACACACCAGAAACTATTAAATCTGCGTTAGATAAAATTAGTGGCGTTAAATTTAATTATTTAGCTTGCCCTAGTGCTACTGAAGATGTAGATAAAAAAGCTATAGTAGATTTTATAAAGGATGAACATAACAGCATGAGATATCCAGCAGAAGCAGTAATTCATAATTATAAAGCAGATTATGAGAATATTGTTTCTGTAAAAATAGAAAGCATTAATCTTGATGGAGAGATTATAACAGGTGCTGAATATGCTGTTGATTTAGCTTGTATGTGTGCAACTTGTAGTACTAAAGAGTCATTAACTAATAAGCTACTAGATGGTGTTACGAGTGTAAAATTAATAGATCCAAACGAAGATGAAGATAGCATAACAGAAACAGGTCATGTTTTTGTAAAATATGATGAAGATTTTGAAGCCTATGTTTTATCTGATGCTGTAAATACAAAAACAACAATAGATGAAAGCAAGGAAAATGACAGTATTAAAGAAATTAGAGTAGTTGAAATATTAAATACTATGTTAGATACATTAAAAGTTACTTTTAAAAAGAAATTTCAATCCAAAACAGGTGGATCATACACTGGAAGAAAATTAATAAGAGATTATTTTAATACTTATTTTAATTCTATGGCTAAAACAGGTGCTTTAAATGCAGATATGCAAAATAAGTGTTGGCTTGATATTGAAACAACTAAAGAGTATTTAGAGAGTCAAGGCATTGACACAACAGATATGAAAGATGAAGATGTTTTGAAATATGACATAGGCGATAAATTATTCTTAAATTCAAGAGTTTATGTTTTAAGAACAGTTGAAAAAATGAAGTTTGTACTTCAATACTAAAGGAGGGATTAAGATATGGAAAACTTTAATGAATATTATGCGATACATGGTAAAAGTTTTGTTATGTGGATGGATGGTGATCCCATGGCAGAAGTTTTAACAGCTAAAGCCAAATCAGATTTGACTACAGAAACGGTCTATATAGCAGGTCAACTTGGTAATGGTGATATTATTACAGGTGCTAATGGTACTGGTAGTTTAAGTTTTAATACTACTATTGGCGACCTTCCTAAGAAAGTTAATGATTGCTTAAAAAAAGGAAAGCCATTTAAGTTTGATTTAATAGGTGAAATTGAAAACAAAACATACGGAGGTACAAGAAGAATTATTATAGAAAACTGTAAAATAACATCTTTTAGTCCACTAGATGTTGATATACAAAAATTATTAAGTGATTCGTATGAATTTAAATATAATCCAAATGATGTAACAATAGAGTAGTTTATGCTTTAAGCATAGGCTTCTTTATTTTAATGAAGGAAAGGTGATTAATTTGAATATTAAAGATATTTTAGCAAGTAAAGGTATTTTAGATGAAAAAAATTCTGAAAAGACTAAAGAGTTAAAAATAAAATCTCTTGAATCTATTGGAGATGGAAAGATTAAAATAAAAAGCATTAATGATGCAACTTTTGATAGCATTGAAAAATTAAGTAAAAATGCATATGAAGTTAATAAAAATGCAGTTTATCAAGCAGTTATTGAGCCTAATTTAAAGGATAAAGAATTACAGGAAGCTTTAGGTTGTAAAACAGCACCAGTAGGAGTTGTTAGAGCATTATTTAATAAAGCTGAAATAGAAATAATTGCAAGTGAAATAGGTAAGCTAAGTGGAATGTATCAAGAAAAGGACATGGTTAATGAAATAAAAAACTAATAGACCGAGATAGGGAAGTTTGTATGTATGCTTGGTATATAAATAGAGGGCATACATTAAATGAACTTTTAAATCTTGGTTTTTATGAAAGAATGTTTTATATTGCATCTATGGAAAAAGCACATAAAGATGATATTGATGAAAAGATTGCATTAAATCCATTTTTAAAAAGAAAGTAGGTGAGCATTATAGGACTTTTTGGAAGTGAATTAAGTATAAAAGATGGATTTTCTAAAGCCTTTAGCTCATTTACTGGGCAAGCTGATAATGCTAAAAATAGTGTTAATAGTATTACTGGATCAATAAGCAAAGCAGAATCACAAAGTGCTACAGTTACTGGAAATATGAAAACTCATGTTATGGGATTAGCAGCAGAGTACAAACGTGCTGGCTTAACACAAAGTGAAGCTATGAGAAAAGCATGGAGTGAAGTTGAAAGAGATTCTAAAAATGCAAGTGATAAAACAAGTAGTAACTGGGGAAATTCATTTAAAAAGATAAAAAATGATGGTAATAATACCTTTAAAGGATTGAAAGATAGTATAAACAATTTTTCTAATTCTACTTTAGGAACATTAAGCAAATTAACAGCAGGATATTTAAGTTTTAAAGGTGCTGTAGGTTTGGTAAATACATCTGTTAAAGACGCTAGTGAATTTCAGAACGCTAGCGTTTTTTTAGGTGCTGTATATGGAGAACAACAAGGAAAAGAAAAATATAAATGGGCAACCAAAGAAGCTAATGATACTCCTTTTGAAGAAGGGGAAGTTGCTTCTGGCTTAGCCCGAGCAAAATCTTTAGGTCTTAAAGATGATTCAAACACTTTCAAGATGTATGAAGATTTAGGAAGTTATGCAAAAATTCAAAAAGTTGGTGATTTAAATTCCGCCATAGATGCTATTTCAGATGCTCAGAATGGTGAATGGATGAGATTACAAACTATTACAGGAACTAAAAGAGCAGCTTTAGAAGAATATGCGGATGCAAAAGGTCTGGGAAAGTTTACTAATAAAAAAGGTCAGGTTACTGATAAAGAAAAATTAATGAATGTCTTAAAGTCATATATGGATGATAAAGGTATTTCAGGAATGACAGATAAATTTGCTAAAACAGCAGATGGAAGAATGTCGACTCTTAAAGGAAATATTAAAAAGTCTTTAGCAGAATTAGCAGGAATAGCTGATGATGGAACTATTAAAGATGGTAGTTTGTTTGATAAATTCTCTAAAGGTATGGAAACTATGATAACTAGTGTTAACAATTTTAGTAAAAGTGAATCTTTTGAAAGAATAGCTGATGGCTTGGGCAAATTAGGAAATAGTTTAGTTGGTGGATTAGACTATATTACAGAACACCCAGAGCTTCCAGGAATTATTGCAAAGCTTGGTGGTGGAATAGCTTTACTTAAGGTATCAAGTGCCATTATAAGTCCTATAACAAAAGTTAGTTCTACTCTAGGATTACTAGGGAATACAGCCAAATCATCATCTCTAATGTTTGGAAAAGCAGCATTAGGAGTAGGATTATTTGCAGCAACAGCAAATAGTTTCTTTAGTAAAAATGGTAAACTTCATAATCTTGTAAATGATGGGTGGAATTATGGCGCTAAAGATGGTGAAAAAACAGATGTAGCAGATACCACAAAAGCAATATTTAAAAGTTCTTGGAATGCGTTGCAATATGGTGGTGCAAAACTTTTAGGAAAAGAAAATGCTAAACAAGAATTTGATGCTAGAAGCAATAAAATCATAACAGATTGGCAAGAGTCAGACAATCAGATAAATAATATTTATAACAATTTTAATGATGATAAAGGAAGTAAATGGGACACTATACCAAGCATGATTTCTAATGGAAGTGTTACTAAAAATAATACTAAAAATACAGTTCAAAATAAATTTGATGTTAACTTAAATGTAGATACTATAAGAGAAACAGCAGATGTGAATGAACTTATGGATGCAGCATTTAAAATATTAGATAAGTATACTAATACAAGAAATAATTTAGATTATTAAGGAGGGATAGGTATGGATGGTAGAAGAGCAGTTTGGATAAAGAGTCTAAATGAAGATATAGGCATTCAATTGCCTATAACTCCTTTAATTACTTTTAAAGAGAGTATGTCTACAAGTTCACAAGATTTACTTGGTTTTGGAGAAATAGAAAATGGATCAACAACTAAATTAGACACTTGGACTTGCGAAAGTTTTTTCCCCGACATAAATAATGATTATGATTTTTTAATATCTAAAACTAAATATGATACTAGTTATTATGTAGAAGTATTTAGGAGATGGATGAAAGAACAGCATACATTAGAATTTGAATATTATAGTGATGCTAAAACAATAAATAAATATAATTGTAAAATAGTTGGATTTAGTCATGGAGAAAAGAATGGAAATAAGAATGTTTACTATACTTTAGATTTCAGAGAATATAAGGAGTTAAAAGTGTATCAGCAAAGTATTGTTAATAGCGAATATATAGCTAATAGCTATGGTAGTCCTTATTATTATGTAGGAGAAGGAGACACGTTAATAAACATTGCTGCTAAGTTATATGGAGATAGTTCAAAATGGGATTATTTATTAAGAATTAATGGTCTTAAGAATCCTTTAGATATTACATTAGGACAACAATTAAAAATATAAAAGAGGTGTAAATTTGAAAGATTTAGTTTTAAGGATAACAAAATATAATAATCCAACAGATATAGTTCAATTACAGGATTATTGCACAGAAGTTAAATTAGCCAATAGTTTTACACAAATAGCAGCAGAATTAAATTTTACAATGCCACATACAACATTATCTTCTAGTTTAGTAGCTGTTAATGTAGAGCCAGGAGATACGGTAACTTTACATTATAAAGATAAACAATTATTCTATGGAAAAGTTATAGACACAGAGAAAAAAGGCAAAGAGGAATCTTTAAAAGTAACTTGCTACGATTTTTGTTGGTGGATATGTAAAAGTAACATAACTAAAAATTTTTCTAATATACCGATACTACAAGCATTATTAGATGTTTATGGAGAAATAGAAGCTCCGAATATGATAGACAAAGAACTAGGTACTAATGGAGATATTCTATTGAATAGTCATTTGGTAATAGATAAGCCAGCATCTAAAGTATTACAGGCAATTTATAGTGAGATAACTAAACAAACAGGAGTTTATTACTATATGCATCAGGATGAATATGGTGTATGTACTATAACAGAAGCAGACAAGTATTATAGTAATTTGACTATAAAAATGCCAAGCAGCCAAAATAGTGCTGACGGTAATCTTATTAATTATGAGATAAATGAATCTATGGAAAATATGGTTACTAGTGTAGCAATTTACAATGCAGATGGTAGCAAAGCAAAATATGGAGTAGATGAACATGACGAGGTCGTAAATACTATAACATTAGAAGATACAGACTTAAATAGATTTGGTAATATACAAGAAAGCATGACTATGGATGAAAATGGAGATATATCTAAAGCAAAGAATGAAGCCAAACAATTATTGCAAAAGAAATCTATTCCCAATGAAGAACTTGAAGTAACTTGCTTAGGAGATATAGATTATAGAGTTGCATATTGTGTAATGGTAAAAATACCTGGAACCAAATATTATGATGTATTTATGTATATATTAAGTTCTGAATGGATTTGGAATAAAGATGGAACATTTATAAGTAAGTTAACACTATCTCCAAGCAAACACCATGACTTAACAGAATTTAAAGATATTGAAGAAAAACAAGATGAAGAAACAAATTCAAAAGAGGGTACAGGTAGTGATTTAGTAAATAGAATTTTAGAAGAACTTAAAAAGCATTTGGGTTTACCATATTTATATGGTGGGAAAGCACCATCTTATGGTGGTATGGATTGTAGTGGCTATATTGCTTATGTATATAATCAATTCTCAGATGAACTTGAAGTAACGTCTAACTCTCATACATTAACATCTCAAACATATGCAATGATGAATGAAGGAAAAGATGTTACTAAAGATTTCCCAGATAATCTAAAAGAATGTGATATTGTATTCCCTCATGCAGGTCATGTTCAAGCCTATATAGGAGATGGCAAAGTAATACATTCTCCACAAAGTGGTGATGTTATTAAAATATCTGATTTAAATAAAAATAAGATAGCTAAAGTTATAAGAGTAGTTCCTGATAGTGCATGGAAAAGTGGAAATGCTAGTGAAATGGCTAATGGAAGTGTAAGTGATAATTTGATTGAGTTTTGTAAAGGTTGGGAAAGATTTTATGATCATGCTTATAGAGATAGTGGAGGTGTGCTTACTATTGGATATGGTTCTACAGATAGAAAATATACATCGAAAGGTACTTGTACAGAAAAAGAAGCTATACAATGGTTAAAGGAAGAAATGAACGAGAAATGCTCTGAATTATCCAACGCTTTAAAAAATGCTGGTGTATCTTTAACTCAAAATAAATATGATGCTTTAGCAGATTTCTGTTATAATGCTGGACTTGACGGGTTAAAGAAATCTGGACTATGGGATTTTGCTATAGGAAATAGCAATAAATCTAGTACTGAGGCATGGAATGTATACTTACATGATAATGCAGGAAATTATTTGAATGGTTTGAAAAAGCGTAGAGATGCTCAAAGAAATATATGGGATAATGGAGTATATGACTCTAGTCATTAAGGAGGAATATATATGAGATGGGAAGAAAAATTTCTTAGAAATATAGAAAATACATCTAATAGTTATATAGAAATTCCAAAGGTAGAGCTTGGAAGAATTATTTCTACTAATCCATTACAAATTATGTTTAAAGATTTACCTTTGTTTAAAGAAAATTTATATATAAATGAAGAATTATTAGAACATACAAGAGAATTTAAAAGTTTAACTGGAACTATTGGAGATAAAACAGAAACTATCTCTAATGGTTCTATTTTATTTGAAAGCAATTTAAAAGAAAATGATCTAGTTGCCTTAAGAGAGATAACTAAAAATAAATACTTAGTTATGTTTAAAATAATTTAGAAAAGTTGGTGGTACAATGAACATTTTCCCAGGAGACTATAATATTAGAAAAAATAGAAATTTAAATACTGAAGATAATACAATTCCACTTTTAAAGGAATATGCTATCGACTTTAAAAAAGAAGAGATTCTTGTAAATGAAAAAGGAATGTTTGAAATAGTTGAAGGGTTAGAAGCTGTAAAAGTAAGGTGTTTCTTAGCATTAAAAATTCAAAGGAATAGATATTTAATTTATTTAAATGTAGGTAATAACTTAAAAAGTCTAATAGGAAAAGATTTAGATTATATAAATAGAAACATAAAGTCTATGTTAGAAGAAGCTTTGCTTGATGAATATGTAAAATCTATAGAAGATGTAAAAACTTCACAGGAAGGTAATAAAGTTACTGTAGAATTTACAATTAACAGTATTTATGGTTTATATGAATGGAAAGAAAGTTGGTGATAATTAATGTTTTTTAAAAGTGCAGAGGACTACTATAAGGAAATGACCAGTACTTTAAAAGATGTAAATATATCTAAAAAAAGTTTAGTATACAACTCATTAATGCCTTGCTGCTATGAACTTTCTTATCAATCAATGATGCTAGACGAAGTTACAAAGATGGTATTTGCTAGTTCTGCTTTAGAAAATAAATATAGCAAGTGTTTAGAAAGAAGATGCTCAGAAGAAATTCCCGAGAGGAAAAAAGCAACAATTGCTACTGGAACTATAAAAATTGTTGGAAAGAAAAAAGCTAAATTACCGCAAAAAACTTTAGTAGCAACATCATTAGGAATAACTTATATAACACAAGAAGAAGTTATTCTTGATGATAGTGGTATTGGATATGTAGGAATAATAGCAGAAAAGGAAGGCAGTAAATATAATGCTGATGTAGGGGAAATATGTTGTTTACTAGTAAAATATGAAGGTATTTTATCTATTATTAATGAAGAAAAAATAACTAATGGATATGATCAAGAAAGTGATGAAGATTTATACAATAGATATTTGTTAAAGATACGAACTCCAGCAACTAGCGGAAATAAATATCACTACGAACAATGGGCGCTAGAAACTACTGGAGTAGGATTTGCTAAGTGCATACCTGGTAAAGGTAATGTAAAAGTAATAATTACAGATAGTAATAAAAGAGCAGCAAGTAAAGAACTTATTAAAGAAGTCCATGACCATATAGACAATATTAGACCATTACTAGCAGGAACATTAGAAGTAACTACAGTAAAAGAAACAAATATTAATATAGTAGCTAGTGTTGAAATAGATACAAGCGTCGTTCTTGGAGATATACAAAATATATTTGCAAATGAAATACAAAAATATATTAATGATATTGTATTTAAATCTAAAAAGATATCTGTGGCTAAACTGGGAGGTCTTTTAATAGGAATAAACGGAGTTATAGACTACTCTAATTTAAAAATTAATAATTTTTCTAACAATATTACTTTATTAGAAGAAGAAATAGCTGTCTTAGGAACTGTTGAGTTAGGAGTGATGTAGTTGGAGGTAAGTAAATTTAATGAAAAATTAAATAGGATTGATGGAAATATCTACACTATAGAGGAAGTAGTAACTCCATTAGAGGGCATTTACGAAGCTGAATTAATACATGATAATGTTGAATTAAAAACTATCAATGTTTATACAGGCCCTAAATTAACTGGAAATAAAATTAATACAATCTCCTTTAGTACTCCATCTTTAACGCCTTGGAAAACTGTAATTAAGATATTTTCTACAGAACCCCAATTATATATTTCTTACGAAACTACAGGCGACCAAGCAGAAGCAGAAGATATAAATAACTTACAGAATGCAGTAAATAAAACACAAGAAAGTTTGAATAATGAAGTCAATAGAGCAACTAACGCTGAAAAAGTGCTAACAGATAATTTAGCAACAGAAGTTACTAGGGCTAAAAATTCTGAAAAAACAATAAGTGATAATGTTGCAAATGAAATTACAAGAGCAAAAGCAAGTGAGAAAACATTAACTGATAATTTGGCAAATGAGATAAACAGGGCAACCAATAGAGAAAATACAATAGAAAATAACCTTAATGGGGAGATAAAAAGGGCAACTGAATCTGAAAATAGCATTACTAAGAATTTAGATACTGAAATCAATAGAGCCACTAATGTAGAATCTACAATAACTAATAATTTAAATAAAGAAATTGATAGAGCAAAAGCTAAAGAAAATAGCATAGAAATTAATTTAAATAATTACAAAACTTCTAATGACAGTGAAATACAAGGTTTAAAAGCTAAAGATATAGATTTAGATAATAAAAAAGCTAATTTAGATTATGTAAATTTAGAGTTAAATAAAAGATATACTAAAGACCAAACCTTTACTAGGGA